GACGATGGCTCCGTCTTCCTCTTCGATCCAGCATACGGAACTAAGTTCTGCACGATGGACGTTGCCGCCTCGGAAAAACAGTCCGCGGACTACTCCGTCATCGCTACTTGGATTGTCACTCCGCAAAAGGACCTACTCCTTTGGGACCTTGAGAGGCATCAGTTCGAAGGTCCAGACATTCTGCCAATGGTTCGACGGGTGTACGCGGAGCAGCGTCCAGGTGTTATCGGGATCGAGCGTCTCGGATATGGCCTGAACGTAATCCAGACACTCCTCCGCGAGGGGTACCCCATCGTTCGTCTCGAACCGGACACAGATAAGGTGTCGCGTGCGCTCCCGGCAGTGGCTCGCTACGAGGAGCATCGCGTCTACCACCCGCGCAATGCTCATTTCGTTGAAGAGCTGGAACACGAACTCCTTGTCTTCCCAAACGGCGCCAATGACGATCAGGTCGACGTTGTCAGCTACGCGGCCTTGCAGCTCCCCACGGTCGGTGCTGGTCATCGTCGCTCCATGCAGGAGCACAAGGTGCGCACGGGGCGCTCAACGATCACCGGTGGTCTCCTCTCCGACGTGCTGTAGGACGTAGACGTGCCCAGCATGGGTGAGCGGGAAGTCGTCAGGGTGCCACATAGCCGTCAGAATCCGCCCGTGCGGGCCGTGCATACGCAGGTAACCCCTTTCGTCCCGCACGGGGTCAGCGACCGTGTAGCGGGCGCGCAGGGCGTTGCGATCCACGGTGCGGCGCTCGATGATCGCGCCGGGTGAGAAGTCAGTCATTGTTCCGTCCGATAGTTCGATATGATGGTCAACATGAGTAAGTCGCACTCGGGCTAGCGGCGGGTCAGCGGATGCGCCGTCGCTAGCTCATCTACGGGAGTCGGGTAACCAGGCCCGGCACGCAGCTTCGAGTGGCTGCCTCCCGACTGCACCCTCGCGGGTGCTCATGGCAGGCCCCCCTGACGCCGTAAGGCACCTTCGGGAAGGGAATGTTACCGGCAGTTTCCACATAGCGCCGGTAGCTGAAACAAGTGGTCAGGCTCCTCCTACGATGGCCCCGCCCAGGCGGGGTCGTCGTGTGTCTAGGGTAGGATAGTTCAGGCTGATGCTCGACGCCTTCCGCAACCGCAAAGTGAAGAAGTCACCTGAGCCTAAGCCGAGCTACGCTCCGAAGGGCGAGGCAGGGCGCGGGCACACCGAGGGTTGGCTTGACCTCGAAGAGTTCAACAATGATCTGAAGCACCCGCACGGTCATCGTGTCTATGACAAGATGTACCGGACAGACGGCGATGTGCGTCAGGTCGTTCAGTTGATCTGTAACCCGATCATTGCCGGTACCTGGGCCGTGGTGCCCTACGGTGGCGAGCACGCTGATGACGAGGCGCAGGACATCGCCGCGTTCATCAAGTGGGCGCTGTTCGAGGCAATGTCGCCCAACCTGTTGCAGCACCTCCAGTCGATGCTACCTATCCTGGTCCGCAGCGGGTTTGTTCCTTTCGAGAAGATTTGGAAGACCGCCGAGTACACGCCGGTCGAGCGCGCGCCGGGCAAGGAGGATGGCGAGCGCATGAAGAAGGAGGCCGAGCAGAAGGCCGAGAAGAAGGAGAAGGCTGCTCAGGAGATGCAGAAGGAACAGCTCAAGGCGCAAACGGACATCGCCAAGGAGCAGGAGAAGACCAAGCAGAAGCAGGTCGCCAAGAAGGCACTCGAAGCGATCCGCAAGGCGCTGTACGCGGGCACAATCACCCTTGCCGAGGCGACTGCGATGACCAAGCAGGTCGTCACGGAGAGCAAGGGCGACGACGCCGAGCGCAACAGCGAGTCGAAGCGCACCGTTGTCGTGCCCCGCACTCTCAGCGTGCGCCTTCCCCGCACCATCGAGAAGTTTGAGCAGGACGAGTGGGGCGAGCTACGGCGCATCAAGCAGTGGCTGCCGGTTCCCCGCACGTCGCTTACTGCGCGCGAGGGTGGCCCGCTGAAGGATGAGCCGCAGCGCCCCGAGGGTCCGTCGTACGTGTGGCTGGATGCGGAGAACCTGATCTACTACCGCATCGGAGCCGAAGGGGACAACTGGGAGGGTGTCTCCCTGCTACGTCCCGCGTACAAGCATTGGCTGTACAAGGACAAGATTGAGCGTATTGACGCCATTGCGCAGGAACGGGAGGCGCTGGGCATCCCGATCTGCTACCCGCCCCTGGGAGCCGATGAGCGACAGCTCGATGAAATCGAACTTGTACTCCAGGCGATGCGGGCTAACGAGCAGGCGTACATTGTCGCTCCAGGGCCGAAGGCCGCGGCTGGTGCGCCAGAAGGTCAGGGTTGGCTGTTCGAGGTGATCGGCTACGACCGCACGGGCAGTGGTCGAGACCCACAGCCGTCGCTGGAGTATCACACGCTCAAGATCGCCGCGAGCTTCATCGCGGAGTTCATGCGGCTCGGACACGGGCAGACGGGTGCTCGCGCGACGGCGCAAGTGCAGGCCGACCCCTTCCAGATGTCGGTCGAAGCTCTCGTTGGGATCGTCGAGCAGCAGCTCAACACACTGGTACGCGAGATTGTACGCGTCAATTACGGTGAGACTCACAAGGTTCCTAAGTTGCAGATGTCGCTGGTGGATTCCACCAGCCTCTCACAGCTCGCCGACTACGTGCAGAAGCTGACGCAGATCGGCGCGTTGCTCCCGGACCAGGAGCTTGAGGACTTCCTTCGTGCGCGCGCCGACCTGCCGCCCGCGAACCCTGCGTCGATCGAGAAGCGCAAGGACAAGGACGACGAGACACGTCGCATGATCGTGACGGGTGGGACTACCTCGGCGGAACAGGCCGAGGCGGGTGCCGAGGCACCGGGCGGTCCGCCCAAGGGCGATCCGTTCGGCGCGAACGCACCTGTTGGCAAGCACGGTACAAAGGACGCACCGCAGAAGACTCAGTCGGGTGGCGGTGCCGCATCGAACCGCTCGCGCGACGATGAGGCGATCACGCTCAACGCTGACTTCCTCCCCCCCGAGGAGGGTGGCCCGCGTCCCAGGCACCGCGACCTACGTTGGCTTGAGCTGACGGTCGATTGGGATGCACTTGAGGACGAGATGGATGCTCTGCCGGAACGAGCTATCCAGCTTTGCGGCGATCATGTGTTCGGCAAGGCGTGCGGAGCAGACGTGAGTGACACGGAGATGCACGATGCTCTTGCTCGGTTGCTGAACGACGCTTACGACTACGGTTACAACAGCGTCGTCGAGGAAGTCGCGCATCAGCGAGAGCTTGCGGGGCTTGTACTCGATCGGGGTGCGGTTGACCGTGGCCGGAAGCATCTCGACCAGCGTGTTGAGCTGGCTGTCGAGTTCGTGAACTTCGCTCTTCGTCAGGCGAAGATCAATGCTGATCTTATCTATGGGCATGATTCCAAGGTGCAGCTCGCGGTTGAACAGGCCGGCCTCGCTGCACTGAAGGCGGTCGGTCGTGACCATGCGGTCAACTCATTGCTCCTCGGTCGGCACGATGCGGGGCGCTACCTTGATGAGGAGGACGACAGTGTACGCATCCTGGGGGTCCGATACTCTGCCGTACTCGACAAGGGAACTTGCGGTCCGTGCGCTGAGTCCGATGACGGTCGCCTGCGCCGTGTTGATGACCCTGTTCGTCTTGATCGCAGGCCGCCGAACCGTCACTGCGACTCGACAGCTTCGGGCTTCAATCGTTGCCGTTGCACCGAGGTCTACGAAGTGCAGCCCGAGAATGCGTTTTCCCACAACCTGGGTGTGGCTCTGGACGACGGAGGACTCCACCCCTACCTCGCACGGGTAGCAACCGCACTGATGGCGCGCGGGATGGATAGCAACCGGGCGGTGTCGACGGCGCTGGGGATCGCCAAGACACACTGCACGTCCGGTCGCATCAACTGGCCTGGCATCCGCGCCATCAACCCCGGGTCTCGTTCCGAGGCGTGCGAGGCGTTGGCACAGCATGGCTACGAGTACACTACTTAGGGTTGGGTCGCTATTCAGCGGGATCGGAGGATTCGATCTTGGCTTCGAGCGCGCAGGGATGCGTGTTGTGTGGCAGGTCGAACGCGAACCCTACTGTCGTAGAGTGTTGCGCAAGCACTGGCCGGACGTGCCGTGCTACGACGATGTGCGTTATCTGCCGCACGACATTGAGCAAGTTGATGTCCTCTGTGGTGGTTTTCCATGCCAGGACGTAAGTGAAGCCGGTCGCAAGAAGGGTCTGAGGGATGGCGCGAAATCGTCGGCGTGGGTATACTTCGCACGCCTTATTGGCAAGCTACGACCCAGCTACGTCGTCGTGGAGAACGTCAGCGCCCTCACGCGACGCGGACTCGACATCGTCCTCGCTGACCTTGCCGCGCTCGGGTACGATGCGGAATGGGAATGTCTACCAGCATCCGCCTTCGGTGCGCATCACGAGAGGGACCGGCTCTGGCTCGTTGCCTACCCCCACCGCCTCGGAGAGGGGTCGCTCGAGGCAGGGGTATCCCAGCCTGACACAAACGGTCAAGGCGTCAGAGATTCCGACCCCGACGGCGAGCAACTACAACGCGGTGCAGACAAGGGGCTACGGTCGGCCTCCGATCGACTACACCCGCCCACTGTTACCGACACCAGTAGCATCGGACGCGGAGCGGGGACCGAGGGGCAAGGGGTCGGCGGAACGTCATTGGGGGAAAGGCAACCTGCCGATGGTGGCGGCATCCTGGCCTACGCCGACGCGCTCAGATGCGCACGGCAACGGGTCGTATTCGGGCAGGCAAGGTGGTCCGAACTTGAGGGGAGCCGTTCAGAACTCGGGATCACCTGGGCCGTTGAACCCGACGTGGGTAGAGTGGCTTATGGGATTCCCTCTCGGGTGGACAGAATGCACGCCCTCGGAAACGCCCTCGTCCCCCAGGTAGCGGAGTACATCGGGCGTGCGATAGTCCGGCATCATGCCGGATTGTCTCTTCATTGCTGATGCGCCCGACACCCTGACGCTTGCGTCGGGGACCGCGACATCACGCGTACAGATCGCTAAGACGGGGAACTTCGTTGATCCTCGCTACGGTAAGTTCTCCATCACGACCGCGGACTTTCGCAAGTGGATGGACAACTTCGCAACCCTGTCCACCGCGCAGGACCGCGCTGGCCTCCCTGTGGACGTGGACCACGGGCCTGAGAAGCGTGGTGACACCGAGGCGGCGGGATGGATCACCAAGCTGGATACGTTGGGCAAGGACGGGAAGACATCGTCACCCAATGAACTCTGGGCCACTGTCGAGTGGAACAGCCTGGGTCAGGAGCTAGTCACCGACAAGCGTTACCTGTACCTCTCCCCCTCCTACCAGCACAACTACAAGGACGAGAACGGACGTGCGCATGGCACCGCGCTGGTTGGTGTCGGCCTCACGAACCGTCCCTTCCTGACGATGGCAACCGTGTCGCTTTCCAAGTCGGCACAGTTCGCTACGGAGGACGTGACGCCGCCCGCGCCCGCGCGCGAGTCGGATAGTTCGACCTCGATGCCGGAACTGAGCAACACCATTCTCACCAAGCTCGGGCTGGATGACAAGGCTGATGAGGCGGCGGTGCTCGCCGCCATCGATGGCCTGTCTACGAACCCGACCCTCGACGACCTGGCGAAGAGCCAGAACAAGGTCGTCCTCGACGCGAGCGATGTCACGACGCTGCTTGCAGATGCGACGGCGGGCCGTCAGGCTGCCGACGAGCTGCACAAGCAGAAGTTCGAGACGGCGTTCGACAAGGCCCTGTCGCAGGGCAAGGCCACTCCGGCGCAGAAGGAGACCTACGAGAAGCTGTATGCCGCTGACGCGGATACGACCCTCTCGGCTCTCGACAGCGCCCCGGTGGTCCTGAACATGCACGGTGTCGGCGGCTCGGGTAGCGATACCCTCGCTCACGATGCTGGCGGGACGCTCTCGGCTGAGGCCGACGGCCTTGCGGTTGACGAGGACCGCTCCGCGCTGCATGAGAAGGCGCTCCAGCTCGCTGCCGAGCGCAACATCGACTACGCTGACGCTGTCATCCTGGCCGCGTCGGGAGCGTGATCTAGAATGGCTTTCGAGCTGACGCGCGACGGGTTCCAGCAGTCCTTCATTGCTGCATCCGCCGTCCTCCCGAAGCAGCCGGTTCAGGTGGTGGGTACCTCGGTGCCCTTCGTCATCCCTGCTGCGTCGATGAACGTGCGCCCCTTCGGTGTGGTCAAGGCAACTGCTGGTGCCTCGGGCCTCAACCAGGGCGAGACTGTCACGGTGTTCGAGGAAACGAACGTCGTGAAGATGGTTGCCTGCGCTTCGGTCGGTGCAGCCGCAGAGGTCGCCGTCGCATCCAGCAATGGTGCGGTCGGTCCTCAGACCCTCATCTCCGCGTCGGGTCACTGGGCTCTCGGTATCACCGAGACCTCGGCTGACGCAGGTGAGATCGTCAGCGTCTACATCAAGCCCCGAAAGGCGTGATCTGAGTGGCTGCTAACCGCCCCCGCTCGCTCCAGCTTTACGATCCGGTTCTCTCGAACCTGGCGCGTCGGTACAAGCCGAATGGCTTTATCGCGCGTCGGCTTCTGCCGTCGATCCCGGTCTCCCTGCTCTCAGGGCAGTACCCGGTGTTCACGGACGAGTACTGGTTCAAGGAGCACACCGACAACCGAGTCTCCGATCGTGCTCCTGCGCGTGAGGTCGACTTCGAGTGGAGCACCGAGTCGTACCTCTGCGAGGAGTACGCACTCAAGGTGTCCATCACCGACCTTGAGCGTCGTCAGGCTGACGCTGCGCTCAAGCTGGAGTTCAACAAGACCGACCTCCTGTCGCATCAGATGGAGCTGTCGCACGAGATTCGTGTGGCTGCCCTCCTGAACACGCAGGACGCCGGTGGCGGCTTCGACAACGCGCATGACTCGACTCCCAGCACCAACTGGGATCAGGCCACCGCAACGATCGAAGAGGACATCAAGGACGGCGTGCTTCAGGTGTATGACACCTGCGGTGGCATCGTCCCTAACGTCATCGTCATCCCGTTCAAGGTCGCCTACGAGATGGCTACCCAGGAGGACATTCGCTCCCTCCTGCGGTACGACGCCTCGGGCAAGTCGGTCGACTTCATCCAGCTCGGCAACCGCGTCCTCCCCTCGGTCATCCACGGGATGCAGGTCATCATCCCGCAGGGTGCCCAGAAGATGACCGGCAACGAGGGTGGCTCAACCACGGTGTCGGAGATTTGGGGCGACGACGTTCGCCTCCTCTACACCGACCCGAACGCTGGTTGGGGCATCCCCTCCTGCGCTTACGAGCTGCGGCACACGCCGAAGCGCGTGACGCGTTGGCGCGAGACCGATCCCGATGTCGAGTACATTCGGGAGATGGAGCGCTACGACCTAAAGGTCGTCGCTCCGAAGGCAGGGTTCATCATCAAGGACGTGCTCTCGTAAGAGGCACTGTCCATCCGGCAGCGGTAACGGCCCCGCCCCCAAGGGGTGGGGCCGTTTGCTTAGGGGACTACACACATGGCTGATCAGGTTTTCAACATCGCAAAGGGCAAGGTCGCCCAGTACTTCCAGAACGTCGAGGATGGTTCCCCGGCGAACGCGAAGATTTACATGATCGTGTTCAACTCATCGGACACGGACGATGCGGTTCGTGACTGTGACACCGTCGCAGCCATCGAGGCGCTGTCGTCCACCGCCGAGGTGACGAACACGAACTACTCGCGCAAGGAGATCCTTGCCGCAGACATCACGATCACGATTGACGACACGAACAACCGCGTCGACATCGACATCGCTGACGAGTCGTGGACCGCTGTGGCAGCGGGCACCGCGTGGACGGACATCTGCCTCGCGTACGACCCGGACAGCACGACGGGCACCGACTCGACGCTTGTTCCGCTGACGTGGCATGACTTCGCAGTGACGCCGGACGGTTCCGACATCACCGCGCAGATCAACGCCTCCGGCGTCTTCCGCGCAGCGTAAGCAACATGGTCCCTGTCGGCTGGCGGGCCTGGTACGTGGGCGGCGCAGTCTACGAGGGCACCACTCTTCAATCATGGCGGCAAGCACCCGAGGATGGGTTGCTTGTCGTCATGGTCTACTTTGACGAGTTCATGGGTAGTGAGCGTATCCGTGCAATCGCGCAGGGTGACGACTGTTACTGGATTCAGTCGGACGGGTCGATCGCGCATAACAGTGATACGCCCGAGTCGAACAAGCAGCGGTATGGCAGGAACATTCCGCTCAAGCGCGGAATGTGGACGGCGGTAGCCGAGTACGAGGCTGCGGTCGCTGCCGCGATGGCGTCGACCTGGGAGTAGGTCATGGCGAACTACTACTGGCTTCCGCAGCCTAACCAGTTCATATCGGCGTTCGCCCGGAGCTTCGAGCGGACCTACAAGGGCACTACGCTCGTCAGCGGCGACGGTGCGTTCGGCTGCGCGTTCACCGCTATCCCCGCGAGTAACTTCGACGGGGTGGTCTATTCACCGACCGCCGCGACGCCTGGCTTCGCTACCTCGGGTGATATCACAGTCGGAGCCTTCACGCTCCCGATCACCACGACCAACATGAACATCGAGGCGGGTCTGTGGCTGCACCGCTGCAACTCGGGCCTCACGACGGTCGCGGCCAGCGGACAAGTCGGCACCAACAAGGTCATCAGCACAAGTACCGTGTCGATGGACGGCGGTACGGTTGACCTTGGTACATGGAGTGCGACCGATCGCCTCGTCATCGAGTTCCGCTTCACGAACACGAACACGATGAGTACGCAGGCGTGCAATGTCTGCTACAACGACCAGTTTCAGAACTGGAATGTGCCGATCACATGGCCTGCATCGGGCTACACCGTCGCGGTTGGTCAGACTACCGAGACCGACACGGCGCAGCCGATCACGGCACGCAAGACCAAGACGATTGGTCTCAACACCGAGACGAACACCGCGCAATCGATCACGCGTGCTGCGCCTCCCCAGATCATTGCAGTTGGTCTTGTCACCGAGACAGACTCGGCGCAACCGATCACGGCACGCAAGACGAAGGCTATCGGTCTCAACACCGAAACCGATTCTACCTTTGCGCTCGATGTCAACCCATACCGTCGCCTTGTTGGTCAGGCATCGGAAACCGACACTGCGCAGACGCACACCGCGCACAAGACGAAAGCAATCGGTCTCAATAGCGAAGCTGATGCCGCCTTTGCGATCACCGCGCGCAAGACGGTTACGCTCGGCCTCAACACGGAAACCGATTCCGTCTTTGCGATCACCGCGCGCAAGACGCGGGCTATCGGCCTTACGGGCGAAACCGATACCGCACAGACGCACACCGCGCGTAAGACGCGATCGGTTGCGCAGGCGAGTGAAACCGACACCGCGCAGGCGCATACCGCGCTCAAGACCAAGGCGATTGGTCTCAATAGTGAGACCGACACGGCGCAGGCGATCACCGTTGTTCAGACTGGTGGCGACCAGACGATCCCGGTTGAGCAGGTCACGGAAACCGATACCGCGCAGCCGATCACCGCGCACAAGACTAAGGCGATCGGTCTCAACACTGAAACCGATACCGCACAGTCGATCGATGTCAACCCCTTCCGTCGCCTCGTTGGTAGTGCAACCGAGACCGATACGGCGCAAACGCACACTGCGCGCAAGACGCGTACCCTTGGTCTCAACACCGAGACCGATACCGCACAGTCGATCACCGCGCATAAGATCAAGTCGATCGGTCAGGTAACCGAGACGGACACCGCGTTTTCGATCAGCGCAAACGAGAACATCAACGTTGCCGTCGGTCAGACATCGGAGACCGACACCGCGCAGCCGATCACCGCGCACAAGACTAAGGCAATCGGTCTCAACATCGAGACTGATACCGCGTTCTCGATCAGCGCGAACGAGAACGCCAATGTCGCCGTTGGTCAGACCGTTGAGACGGACACGGCACAGCCGATCACCGCGCGTAAGACGCTGGCCGTTGGTCAGGTTATCGAGACGGATACCGCGTTCGCTGCGACTAGTAGCAAGTCCAGGGCGATCGGTCTCAACACCGAGACGGACACGGCACAGCCGATCACCGCGCGTAAGACTGTCACCCTAGGTCTGACGACGGAGACGGATACGGCACAGTCCATCTCCGTCCCCGGCGAGCTACTAGTTGCGGTTGGGCAGGTCACCGAGACAGACACTGCCCTTGCGACCACCGCGCACAAGACGAAGGCGATTGGTCTCACCGCAACCACCGAGACGGCGTTTGCGATTACCGCGAAGAAGTCCGTCACCGTGGAACAGGCGGTCGAAACCGATACTTCGCAGGGGATGACCGCGCGTAAGACGAAGGCGGTCAATCTCGCCGCGGAGGTCTATACCCCCCAGGGCATCACTGTCGGCCGGTCGCGCACCCTCGGGCTTGTTACGGAGATTGATTCGTCGCAGGGCATCACCGTGCGGCGGACGTACACCCTTGGACTGGCGACCGAAACCGATACTGCGGGCGGCATCATCTACCCCGGGTTGATCTTGGCTGGTGCGGGCGAGATTGATGTCTCGTACGCTCCTGCCGTTACGCTAGTATCCGACTATGTACCGGCGACTCGACTCCGTACTGGTAAGCAGCCCGCTACGAACCTAGAGGTTGACTGATGCTTTTTGAATACGACAAGGGTGACATGCTGCGCACAGTAGCAACGTTCACCAACGCGGCCTCGGGATTGTCTGCGATCCCCTCGACGGTGGTGTTCCGCTTTATGAACCCCGCTGGTCAGGTGTCAACATACCGCTACGGTGACAACGCGTCTGTTGCGGCGCTGGCGTCAAACGCCTTCGTCGTCGAGCATCCTCTCGATGCCAGTGGGGATTGGCACGTTCGCGTCGAAGGTCTGGGTACCAATGCTGCCGCCGACGAGTTCTCGATCTACGTGAAGGACTCAGAGTTCTAGCCGGTTCCGTCCGAGCGGGCGTGATACGCTCCCCGCAGTAGCATGGCAACTGTAAGGGGATGATGATGGGCGAACAGTCCGATCGTGTCGAGGGCTTCATGCGCGTGTTCGGCGCGCGGATCAATCGGCGCAACGATGGTGGTGCCCAGGCGTGGTGCAAGAAGTGCTCGCGCACGCACGGGCGTCGTACCACCTGTAACCTGTACCTGCGGGACCGCATCGCCAAGAGTGGCGAGACGGTGAAGCGGTGGGCGCACTAATGCCGTCGGTTGGTCTTGCACTGATCGTCAAGAACGAGGAGGACAACCTCCCCCGGCTCCTTGAGTCGGTGTCCGGCGCATTCGACTACGTCGTGCTGTGCGATACCGGCTCGACCGACAAGACCGTCAAGGTGTTCCGCGAGTGGGCCGAGCGTGAGCAGGCAGCGCATCCGACGATGGGTTGGATCGTTGTCGACTACCACTGGGATGATGACTTCTCAGCGGCACGGAACTACGCCGACTCGTTCTTGTACACCGACTGGAAGGTGTGGGCGGACGCCGACGACACCATCGAAGGTGCCCAGAACATTCGGTACGTCATCGAGAACGCGCCCGAGCAGGTCACCGCGTTCATCACAGGCTATGACTACGCGCAGCATCCCGACACGGGCGCGTGCATGTGCTTCCTCAAGCGCGAGCGGATCGTCAAGCGAGGTCACGGTCAGTGGATCGGTCGTGTCCATGAGGCACAGACGGTGCAGGGTGCGTCACAGTACGTCCCCGAAGACCTCCTTCTGTGGAAGCATCACAAGGGCATTGAGGTCGGTGAGTCGGCATCGCGGTCGAACCGGCGCAACCTGCGCATCCTCCGCAAGTGGAACAAGGTCGAGCCGAACAACCCGCGCGTTGTCGGCTACCTCGGTACCGAGTACGCGGTGCATGGCGCGCACAAGACGGCGCTGCGCTACTACCGTCAGTACCTACGCCTCGATGTTGGCTGGGCCGACGAGCGGGCGCAAATCTGTCGCAAGTACGCGGGTTCGCTCATGGCCCTGGACAACCACGCCAAGGCGAAGGATGCGGCGGTCGAGGGGATCAAGACGAACCCCCGGTGGCCGGATAGCTACCTGACACTGGCAGAGATTGCCTACCATGAGGAGCGTTACGATGACGTTCTCAACAATGCGGAGATGGTTCTTGCACTTGGCAAGCCGGACACGCTGTTGATCGTCAACCCGCTCGATTACACGTTCGCGCCGCTCGCGCTCAAGGCCCGCGCCCTCGGGTCGCTGGGACGCTACGGGGACGCCGTTGAGGCCGCTGACGCGGCGCTAGCGGCCTTCCCCGACTACGGGCTGGCCCATGAGTCCCAGGCGTGGCGCGGCGTCCTAAAGGCCGAGCGGACGGCGGCACAGTACACGGTGATGGCGGAACAGCTCATTGCGCACGATGAACAGCTCAAGGCGCTCACGCTGCTGACGGAGTGTGTTCCCCATTTCGCCATTGACCACCCCAAGATCGCCGCGATGCGCACATGGCTGCATCAGCGGATCGGCTGGGCATTCGATCCGTCAGCACTGTCCGAGCACTACACCGACGGCGGTAGCAAGCCGGAGGACTTCATCCCGGACGATCAGGTGGACACGATCGCTGGTTCCCTCCCCCGCGCTCGTTTCCTCGCCGACAACATTCTGGAGCAGATCGGATGATCCTGAAGTGCCAGAACATGCAGTGCGGCCGTCTGACCACGGACACCGAGGCTAACCAACGGGTAGTAAACCAGGGCCGCTGCGGTGAGTGCAATGGGGCACTTGCTCCCCAAGCGCATCAGGTGACCGCGGCAGATACACAACTCAACATCTTCCACACGAGAGACAATGGCTGAGATCGTCACAACCGAGCTAGTTACGATTGACACGCTGAACCCGTACCCCGGCAACGCTCGCCGAGGTGATGTTGAGCGCATCCGCGAAAGCCTGCGGGTCAATGGTCAGTACCGACCAATCGTCGTTCAAGCTGACACCAACTACATTCTCGCTGGCAACCACACTTGGATGGCCGCGATGGAGGAGGGTTGGTCTGACATCGCCGTCACGTACGTCAAGTGTGATGATGTCGAGGCGCGGCGCATCGTACTCGTTGACAACAAGTCGAACGATGATGCAGCCTACAATGACGAGGCGTTGGCCGACCTTCTCAAGCAGCTCGATGGCAACTTTGAGGGTACGGGTTTTGAAGCGGCGGACCTCGACAACCTTCTCACCACTCTTGGGTCGGACGACTTTGAAGCCGTCCTGGGTGGGCTTGCGGGCGATAAACCTGAGTTCGTTACGATGAGCTTCACTTTGCATGAGGAACAGAAGCGCTCCATTGATGAGGCGATGGAACTCGCCAACGATATGGGCGAGTACGTCGACACGGGTAACGAGAACAAGAACGGCAACGCGCTCGCACGGGTTGCCGAGATGTTCCTCGGCCAATACAAGTCGGATGCCGATTCAGTATAGGGTCTACGAGGGTGCCTTCTGCTGTATCAAGCATCGGGCACACTGCTCGAACGACCGCAACATTCGGCTAACCTGCTGGGAATGTGAGCACGAAGATGAGTGCGAAAGAGCTAGAGCTGAGGATCATCCCGGCGAAGCTGGCTAACCAGAAGATCGCTGAGCTTCACTACAGCGGGAAGTACGTGCGCAACTCGCAGGTACACATTGGGGTCTACTACGAAGGGTCGCTCGAAGGTGTGATGCAGTTTGGCCCGTCCCTGGACAAGAAGAAACTCATTGGACTCGTTCGAGGTACTCGCTGGGACGGATTCATCGAACTCAATCGCATGGCTTTCAGTGATCGACTCCCCCGCAACTCCGAGAGTCGTGCTATTGCAATCGCAATGCGGTTGCTTCGCCGTCATGCACCGAACCTTGGATGGGTCGTCTCCTTCGCCGACGCGACCCAGTGTGGGGACGGCACTATCTATCGTGCAAGCGGGTTCGTGCTCACGGGGATCACACCTTCCCCGAATCTTGCGCGCCTACCGGATGGCTCAACGATCCACAAGATGACACTCGAGTCGTCGCCGGCCTCGCCTCGTCCCGAAGCAGGAGGTCGGTCGTATTACCAAGTGACCAACGGGAAGTACAACTTCAAGGCGTACTGCAAGGCGGTGGGTGCCACGATCTTGCAGGGGTACCAGTTGCGGTACCTCTACTTCCTCAAGCCGGAGCTTCGTGAGCGGATGACGGTTCCGTCCATTCCGTTCTCTAAGATCGAAGAAGTCGGTGCTAGCATGTACCGAGGACAGGCGCGTAAAGCATAGGTAGCGATGCGCCCGGCGTCCAGCCGGGAGAGGGCGATGCGAAGCGACCTACGCGCTCCAATACTTACTCATGGGGATGGGTACGATGGACAAGACGACGAGGCTCCTGGGATACATTCAGGACGCAGAAGCAATGACGCAGCGTGAACTGCGTGCGGCACCGACGCGTCACCTCTCGCTGATCGCAACGCAGCTTGAGTACGCGCGCCTGCTCGAAGAGGATCGCATCAAGAACGGGCTGGCCGCAGATGCGTCCTAAGTTCCGCGTCCTCGACCTCGGGGCGCACGATGGGTTCGTGACCAACTGGCTTGGTCGCGGCATGAAGTCGATCGGTCACGATCTGCACATCGATGGTGTCGAACTGAACCCTGCCGCCGTCGAGGTGGCGAACCGCCGTAAGGAGAACGACGGCGAGTACAAGGTGGGTCTCGCGGAGGACGCCGCCAAGCTGTTCATGGCCCACTCGTACGATGCGGTCGTCGCGTACGAACTGATCGAGCACGTCGTCGATATGAACGCGTTTCTGGCGCGTTGCGAGACGATGTGCAAGCAGGAAGGCCGGGTCTACATCAGCACGCCTGACGGCACGTTCGGTGCGGGCCAGAACCCCCATCACCTGCGCGCCATCCGTGCCATCGAGCTGTACGAGTTGATCCGCCGCCGTGGCAAGGTGGAGGATATGATCGTCGGCGAGGACGGTGTGACGGTCATCTGCTACCAGCCGAAGAAGGGTGGGTTCACGCAGCCGGGCAAGCCGCACACCGACGAGGTGGCGATCTACTGTGGACCGGGCTGGCAGCGTTGGGAACCGACCGACATCGAGCGCAAGGGTCTCGGTGGCAGTGAGACCGCAGCGGTGCGTCTTGGTGAAGAGCTTTCCGAGATGGGCTACACCGTGACGGTCTACGGCGAGGTCAAGGAGTCGGCGTACAAGCAGGTTGCGTACCGTCGCCATGAGTCGTTCAACCCGATGGACGACCGGCTCGCTGTCATCTGCTCCCGCTCCCCCGCGCTGTTCGATCAGCAGATCAACGCGCACAAGAAGCTGCTGTGGATGCACGACACCGACTACGGCCCTGCGATGACACCCGAGCGCATCGAGAAGGTTGATGCGATCATGGTGCTGTCGGAGTGGCACAAGGCGCATGTTGAACAGACCTACCCCGGCATCGACAAGCTGCACGTCACTGCAAACGGTGTCCACCTGCCGTACTTCGAGGGAGACGAAGAGCGTGACCTCCACAGAGCGATGTACACCTCCTCCCCAGACCGCGGTTTGGATATCGTGCTCGAACTGTGGCCGCAGGTACGTCGTAAGGTGCCCGACGCTGAGTTGTACTTCTGCTACAGCGATGTCTACAACGCGGTCGCCGATGCTGACCCTGGGCTTGGCGCCTTTCGCAAGCGGGTGTTGGAGCTGTCCCAGCAGGATGGAGTTTTCAACCTGGGGTCGCTCACTCAGCCGCAGCTATCGCGTGAGATGAAGAAGTCGAACATCTGGCTCGCGCCGTCGTACAACACTCGCTACGACGTTCCGTTCCATGAGACCTACTGCATCGGTGCCACCGAGGCAGCGATTGCCGGTTGCGCGCTGGTGTTGTCCCCCTGGGGCGCGCTCCCCGAGCGGGCCGAGGACGCGGCGCAGTCGGCGCAGCTCCCCGCATCACCGGAGGGCAAGATCGACAAGAAGCACTGGGCTGATGTCATCGTTGACCTCATGGCGTACCCGACTGACAACAATGTCTCACCCGAGGCGCAGGATCGCACATGGAAGGCCGTGGCCCGCGACTTCCGTGCGGTGATCGAAGGATAGTTCGTCAGCATGGGATATGCCACTGTCAGTCACGTCCAGGCCAAGAACGTTGCACGTGGCCCCTACACGGCCAACAGCAAGCCCTCGGCCGAGCAGGTTGTAGGGCTCATCAACGATTGTGCTGCGGAGATAGATGCGGTCCTATACGAGTCGGGGTACAGTGTTCCGGTCGGTACAACGGCGGGTACCGCACCCCTCTCATACCTCCAGCACGTCAATGCGCTTGGCGCGGCCTGGATGGTTGAACGCTCGGCTCAGGCATCGGATCGTGAAAAGGACTTTGAGCTAGCGTACCGCGCTTGTCTCAACTTCATCAGCGCGAACGGTGTGCCGGGCCTGGATGCCGATGCGAACGTCGCACTGCCGCGTTATGCCGCGCCACTGGTCGATCCGATCTTTGAGATTGGCATGGACCTGTAATGGTCGTCATTGTCGAGTGGGATATCGACTCGGCAGAGGTCGATGCGTACTTCGCCTACGCAGGGCATCATGCGCGGGATATGCGCGACCCGCTGGAGCAGACGGGCGCAATGACACTTGCGCTCGTCGAGGAGCAGTTCCTGTCCGAAGGTGTGGCGATGTCCGGTGGCTGGCAACCCCTCTCCAAGAAGTATTCATCGGAGAAGGAACGCAAGTACCCCGGGCAGCCCATCCTTGTTCGCACGGGCGATATGAAGGACGAGGCGCTGAATCCGCGCGCCATTCGAGTCACGAAGGACACGATGCGTTACGCGCCCACCCTGACTACCGAGGACGGCTGGGACCTGCTACAGATCCACATGGACGGACGCGACGCTCCTAAGCCGATGCCCGCGCGTCCGATCTTTGAAGAAACCGCGGAGTGGTATGACAATGTCGAAGACATCTTCATGGAGTGGCTGGACGATCTCGCATCGGCCAACGCTCGTCGGCGAGTTGACTCGTCTGTTCGCCCGGCTGTGGTCGGTCCTAGCTTCGTCTACCCGGTCGGAGGGTTCTGATGTCACTGAACGTAAACAATGAACTCGTCCGGGTCGTCGTCGCTCGTCTCGATGCAGAGCTTGAAACCTATGTAAGCCAAGTGAACGATGAGGTCACTGACGGCTTTACGATTGACAGCCCTCAGGCTGTGCTCCCCTTCGTTCCCCCGGTCAGTTACCTCAATGCGTTCCCCACCTTTGGGGTGATGGACGGAACCTTCACCCTTGAGGATGATACGGGTCATGGTGGTACTGGTCGCTCCTTTGTTTCGGTCGTGTGCTTCGAGCAGCACCCCGATCAGGAAGTGCTCTCCTGGCGTCTACGACGTTACGCCGTCGCGGTCGCGCGTACCTTGCTTGCAGGTCGCAACATCGATGACGAACATGCCTGGGGTGTCCAGCTCAGGCGTATCGACCCCGGCCCCACCCTGGGCAACACCGATCCTAAGACGTTCCTCTCGATGGTCACGGTAACGATCGAGGTCCGGTCCGAGCAGGATTTCCTCGCCTGACGGATAGTCCAGTGGGTATGGGCGATGGATATATCGATGCCGTTTGGGTCGGGCCTGCGGGCCACCGCCTGAGCGATGGCACCGGCCTTGAGCCGGGCGTGACAGTGTGCCGCCTTTCCGAAGGCGAGGCAACCGAGAGTGACAACTGGCAGCCGGTGAAGAGCAACCCGGCCCCCACCAAGAACGAAGGGACTGGTAACTGATGGGCCTTCAGCCGGGCAAGCCCACCAATGATCCGAGCGACTACTGGGCGTTCGGCAAGCAGACGGCGAAGGGTACGGACGCGTCAACGTTCACCTTTGCGAAGCATCTCGACGGTACGGGTACCGAGGTCGAGATGGAGGTCGAGAGTGTTCGTGAGGGTGGTGACGGCCAGGAGGTTGGCCTGCGCTACCGCACGATGGTCAAGGGCGATGGCAACCTTGTGACGCTTGGGCGTCAGAAGATCGCCGCTCGTCTCTGGCACGCTGTCCTCGGCAACGACACGATCGCATCCGCAGGTGTTCCGTCGCTCGCGCGACACACCGCCAACCCGGTTGCTTCGCTGCCGTACTTCACCATCGAGCAGCGCGCGAACACGCTGATCGAGCGCATCAGCGATTCCGTCTTCACCTCCCTCACTGTGGAGGGCGAGGCGGGCAAGCCGTTCCGCTACAGCGCAGGCTACCTCAACGGTGGCACGCTGACGATCCGCGACGTTGGCTCGACACTGACCCCCACGCGTGAAGATGGGCGTCCGCCCTTCTACCCCGGTGGCTCGTACGTGTTCGACGGTGCAGGCGGCGCGAACGCCTCCTACTCCGCGGACGTGACGAAGTTCAAGGTCGAGGTCAGCCGCAACGTTGACGATGCGATCCAGACCACGGCGCTCACGCGTGACGATGTTGTCGCGCTGAACTTCGATGTCAACGTCGATGCCACGCTCAAGTGGACCTCCCGTGACTTCTACAAGAAGGTGCAGTACACGGGTGGCTCGGTGCCGATTGCGGACCTCGCAACCGGTTCCCTCGACCTCGCACAGATCGCACAGGCGGGCACGATGGCCGCGTCGGCCCTGCATCGCATCTGCGTCCCGCTCCTTGAGTGGACCGACGCCAAGGTGAACAAGCTGGACCCGGACGGCAAGACGATGTACCTCGATGTCATCGGTATGTCGATCAAGGGCAGCACCTCGGCGATCTTCTCGCAGATCGACAACCAGGACACGTCGGCCTACTAACAACCTCCCCCTCTGGGGGTACAAACGGCACGATCCATCCCCCGCTGCCGCCGCGCCTACAACGCCCCGCTCTTGTCTGCCATGCCGAGAGTGGGGCGTTCGCGGTTCTGCCTCGGGATGGTGTACGATGGCGGTGTAAAGATGCGCCTGCGGGCGCGGGGATGAAAGGCAAGCATGACCGACGCACAGCAGTTCGATGTGGACCTCGACGCCCTGGTCGCGGCGACGAAGCGAGTGAAGCTCGGTGGCAAGGTGTACGACGTTCCCGGAGACATTCCGATGGACGTGTACATCAAGGTGAACCTCGCCGGCCAGAAGGAGATCGATGGTGCGGAGGAGGATGCCCTCAAGCTTCTCATCGACGCGCTCGTTGACCTCGTGTCTTGGAACGCGCCGGATGCGTACCGTCAGAACGTCCGCGACGAAGTCGGCGAAGCAGTGCGCCGGTTCGGTGTCGGCGCGATCACCTCGGCGATCCGAGTGATCTACAAGGACACCGACGTTCCCGGTGGCGAGCCGGAGGGTGAGCCGGACCCTACCCCCGCGCCTGGGACGACGACGACTACGAGCTAAGTAACGATGAGCGTCGGGTAACGTTCCTGGCGCTCATCAGTACGCTCGCTCGTTACTACCACTGGTCACATGACTTCTGGCGCAGGATGGGTCGCAAGGAGTTCTATGCATGGGTCGACCAGTGTTACCAAGAGATGTCCGGCGGGGAACAGGATGAAGGCTCTTGGAACAACTACGAGAACGACCCCTGGTACCAGCAGGCCCGTGAGAAGCGGTCCAAACTCCAGGGGCGATAGTTCAGCCTGTGGCGCGTGATCTGAACCTCGGGGTCAACATTCGAGGCAACAACCGCGACTTGGTTCGCGCAGTTGTTGGCTCCGAGGCTGCCCTTGCACGACTGAAGGCCCAGCAGGATCGCAATGCTGTGGCATCCCGCGCTCAGCGTGCGCACACGCTAGAGCTGAACCGCGCGCTGGCACAGCAGTCCGGCCTGGTGCGCAACCTGACGGGTGACTATGTCGCCCTGCGGCGTACGGTGCTCACCCTGGGTATCCGAGGTGCGGTGACGGGCTTCGCCGCGCTGTCGGCGGGTATCACGGACACCGCTGGCGCTGTGGGCCTGCTCGCGGGGTCGCTCGGGTCGTTCGGCGGCGCTGGCATCGCGGGCATGGGTGCGGGCGCTCTGTCCGCCGCACAGGGCTTCTCCGTCCTCTCGGGCGCACTCGATGGCGTCGGCAAGGCGATGACCACGGTTGGTGAGGAGCATGAGAAGGCCGTCGACAAGCTGACCAAGCCTGCCCGTGCATTTGTCGGTGAGATGCGCGGCATCCAGAAGGGTATTCAGGAAACGAAGCTGATGGCCCAGGAGGGCTTGTTCCCCGGGGTGCTCAAGGGTCTCGAAGCTGCGAAGCCTGTTGTCAACGAGATTCAGCAGGCGGTGTTCGACACCGCGCAGATGTGGGGCTACCTCGCGGAGGAAGCTGGCAAGGCCGCGGCGCGCAACGAGAAGGGCATCGAGCGCGTCATGCAGCGCAATGTCATTACGATGCGCGACTTTGGCGAGGCCACCATCTACGCGGGCGAAGGTCTCATCAACACCTTCGTTGCTGCCGAGCCGCTGATCGGCGGGATGACCAACGATGTCAAGCGGTGGTCTAAGGGGTTCCGCGACTTCACCAAGGACAACAAGAAGGGTATGGCTTCCTTCTTCGATGACCTCAATGAGTCGTGGGAGAACTGGACGGGCATCTTCGGTAACGCCGGGGAGTCGCTGTTCAACATCTGGGACGCCGCGCAGGACCCGATGCACAAGATGGAACGTGGCATCGACCGGACGATGGAGAAGCTGGCTGACTGGACAAAGGACAACAAGTACGACATCGAGAAGTACTTTGACGAAGCCCTCCCCTCGGCCGAAGCACTTGCGAAGGCGGTAGGCGCAACCGTCAAGACGTTCGCCGAGATTGGCATGGATGACAAGGCGCAGGAGAACTTCCGGCGCATCATGGACGGCTTCCGCACCGATGTTCTTCCGCTGGTCAAGGAGTTCGCGCTCGCGTTCAACGAGAACCTGCTCCCCTCGATCATTGACTTCACCGGCGAGTTCATCGGGTTCATCGACAAGGCGGCTCCCGGCCTTCAGTTGATCGGCAAGGGTGTCGCCATCGTTGTGGACGGCCTCGCGTTCGTTCTGAAGTACGGTGGCGAGATTGTTCAGCTGGCCGATGATCTTGCCGGCCCTGGTGGTGGCCTTGTTGCTGCGCTGGTCGTCGGCACAACGATCATCGCATCGTGGAAGGCACTGCGTCGAGAGATTGCACTCACCTCTCGCCTGATGTCGTCCATGCTCGGGTTCAACCCGGCAGCGCGTCCCACGGGTGCGGACTTCAAGCAGGCGCTGCCGTTCTACGCCAAGTCGAGCTTCTACGGTGGCGTCAAGTCGGCACCGGGTCACCTCGTTTCGTCGGCCTCGTCGCACATGCGCTACGGGCGCGTCGGCTCTGCCCTGGGTTTCCAGCAGCAGCCGCTTGGCCGGTACATTGGACAGAACCCGCGCGGTGAGGTGCGCGAGGGTGTCGGTCCTGCCGTACCCATCGGTGGACGCTCTGCCTCGGGTGTCGCCCTCCCGACTCGCTACCGGGATGAGAACGGTCGCTGGCGCGATGGTTCTGGTAGGTACGCGTCTGCGCCGGTCGGTAACTACATGGGTCGAGACGGTCGGGTCCGCGAGAGCGGACGCTTCGCATCCGCCTCGCCCGCCATCCTGCCGTACCACCCGATGCGTCAGACGGGCAGCGGTGATACGACCCGGCGACCGATCACTACTCGGGACGGCTCGCGCGCGTGGGTTGATACGACTCGCTCGGGTGGTCCGCGCCGCCAGGGTTCCCCGATCATCAAGAACGCTGGCAATGTCGGTGACATCGAGCGCATCGCACGTGAGCAGGTGCAGCGTGAGATGGGCGCGGCGAAGAAGGGTATTCGTCAGGGTCTCAAGGGTTCCCTCAAGGGCATTGTCCCGGGCATGGGTGGGGCAGGCCGCGAGGCGGGAACAATGGCCGCATGGCTGTTCGGCATCCCGCTCGCAGGTGCCGCAGCTAAGGGGATCATCGACGATCACAAGGGTCGCTCGGAGAAGTTCAACCTCCCGCAGACCAAGGTGCGCTCCGGTCCGCTCATTGGGCGCGACCTTGCGAAGTTGATCCCCGGCATGACGGAGACCAACAAGCTCCGTCAGTTCGGTGACACCGCCGAGAAGACCTTTGAGAAGTTGAAGAAGGCGGGTGACGGTCCGGGCCTCAACAAGCTGGCGGACCAGGCGCGCAAGATGGCCGCGGAGTTCCCCGACGCCGCATCGGAACTCAACAAGTTCGCCAACGCTGTCGAGTCGGCTTCCGGGAACGCCAATGACCAGTTCGCCAAGATGGCGCGCACGGGTGGCAAGCACCTGAAGACGATCAAGAACACAGTGGTCGAAACCACTGTGGAAATCAACGGTCGCCTCGGTAGTGACACCGCGAAGGGCAAGGAGGCATTGGCCCGCAACTTCCGCGCTGCGGCCGATGCCATCAAGGTGTCGATGGACGCGGGCCTCATCTCGACGCAGACGGGCATCCGTGAGATTCGGAAGCTGATGCGTCAGTCACTGTCGCAGTTCGGCATCACCGGTAAGCAGGCGGACCGCTACCTGAACGGCAAGGACACCGTCACCGGCAAGACGCTGCCGGGCGGTGGCTCGAAGACGAACGCGGCGACGGGTCTGCTCCAGCTCGGACGCGAAGGTTCCAAGGGACCGGATCGTATCCCGCTGAACCTCAACGGCGAGAACGTCATCGCAGCGCAGGGCGAGCAGGTCGCAGTGTTCACCCGCCATCAGCGGCGCAAGCTCGACACCATCCTGGGCCAGCAGGGCTACGGTGGTATGCGCGGGTTCTTCAACTCGAACAAGACCCCGCACTACATGGCGCAGGGCGGCATGGTCACAGGCGATACCGACTACGTGCCTGCGATGGGCAGCGCACTGAACCGGATGGCGCGCAAGGCCAACCAGCCGATCTACGTTCAGTCGGGTCGCCGTACCCGCTCCGAGCAGATGTACCTCAAGGCCAAGTACGGGAACAGCCGGCCTGTCGCTGGTCCTAATGGTCCGCACGTCCGAGGCATTGCCGCAGACATCACGCCGGGTCGTGAGAAGTTCGGTGGCATGGCTGGTCAGTTCGGTCTCGGGTTCACCGTCCCCTCCGAAGCATGGCACATTCAGCTGCTCAACGCTGCACTTGCTGGTGACGACAAGGCGGCAGCGACGCTCAAGCGGGTCATGGCCGACAAGTCGGTCGGCGGCGCAATCCGCCCGATGGTCCAGGGTGCGCTTGATTCGGTGCATGGTGCAGGCAAGAGTCTCCTCGACAAGATCGCACAGGAGCAGGGCTTCGGTGGCGACGGCGACATCAAGATGGGTGGCGGCGGCAAGGGTACGCTGTCAAAGGCGCAGATCGCACAGCTCATGCGGCGCGCTGGTTGGCCCGAGGATCAGATTCGTACCGGTGTCGCAGTCGCGCTCGCGGAGTCGGGTGGCAACACCGCCGTCCAGAACAGCATCGGTGCCACGGGTCTGTGGCAGATTCTCCTGTCGGCGCATCCGTCGGTGTCCGCAGAAGAGGCGCGCGACCCGATGTTCGCTACGCGGTACGCGCTGCGTCTGTGGCGCGAGCGCGGGTGGCAGCCGTGGGAGGCGTACACCAAGGGGATGCATCGTCAGTTCATGGCGATGGGTGGCCCGCCGCCGCGTAACAGCGGCCTGCCGAATGTCAGCGTCGGCGATGCGCAGCCGGGCAAGCGCCCCGACAAGAACTCCAAGAGCAAGAAGAAGAAGAACCCCGTCTACCCGAAGGGCAAGCGCCCCGGTGGTCCGTACGGGCGCGAGTTGCTTGGTAGCGGCAAGCGTTCCAAGGAGGAACAGAAGAAGCGCAAGCAGCGGATCAATGCGCGTCTGCGTGCCGCGAAGAAGCTAGGTGGCAAGGGCTTCAAGATTCAGGACCTACAGGCACTCGTTGATCCGATCACCGGTGAGGATCTTGGGCTTGGTGGGTTCAAGTGGATCGAGCGCATCCAGAAGGTGCGCGATGCGCTGCCGGGTATCGAGCAGATGCTCGGTATCATGGGGTCGCAGCACGACTTGTCACTTGAGGAACCGATCGTCACCCTGTACGACAGCGAGCAGTACCGCGATCTGTCGAACTATCTCCTGGCCCACCCCGAGGTACGCGGCAACCTGTCCGTGGATCAGTGGGTCGAGAAGAACGGCGACTCACTCGACATTGTCAACTCGGCCGGGTACAACGTCCAGGGCCGCTTCGTTCCCGGCATCAACCAGCGGGTTGGTGAACTGATGTCGCAGCTAGGCATCGTGAACGGCAAGGCGAATGCCAAGCAGGACCCCGGTGCGATGCTGCGTGATCTGGTGGGCCAGGGTGCGGGCGGTGGACGCGGTGGCATCATTGAGAACTTGCAGTACACGAAGGCGCTGACAGAGTTCGGTATCGACGGCGTGCCCGAGACGGCCATCAAGGAACGTCGCAAGCGTCTCTCGGAGATGAAGGCGATGTTCCAGGCGAACGTCAAGGTGCGCAAGTCAATGCGCAAGAAGCTCAAGAACATGGATCGCAAGGGTTACGACTGGAAGGATGCGGTCCGCGACAACAACGATCTGCTTGATCGCTGGCGCGACTACAAGCGTTCCGGCTCCCGCCTGCCCGAGGGTTACCGCGAGGACATCGACCGGGCGATGGAGCGCATCCGCAACACCAACGAGGACCTGCGCCGTCGCAAGCCGAAGGGTGGCGCGGACAGTGGCAAGCGGCGCGAACTCAACGATGAGTACGATGCCGCAACGCGCGCTAACCGCTATCTGGTTGGTGACGGCGGTGCAGATTCCTGGTCGGTCAACGGTGGTCGGGCGGCAGCAATCGCGCTGTCACTCGAGACCTGGAAGGAAGTGCAGACCTTCCGCGACGATGTTTACTCGGGTGTGAAGGATGGCCTGCCGACGGCACAGTTGACGGCGGATCAGATCCGTCAGGAGATTGCGCTCCTCCAGTCCACCCGCGTCGAGCCGCGCCCGATCAGCCGTACCTCAACCGCTTCCGAGTTCGACGAGCTGCGCACGGAGCTGTTGAAGGAGAAGAACATTCAGGCCATGCAGGCGAGCAACCTCCAGAATGGTCAGCTTGGCGCGCTGATGGGGATGATGCCGCTGGTCGCTGGTCGTATGGTCGGTTCGTTCTTCCGAGGTGGCGCGATCAACGAGACGGGCATGGCACTGGTGCATAAGGGCGAGTACATCATGCCTGACCCGGACGGCGGCTGGCGCAACGGGATGAATGCTCCGCAGTCGATCCACACCTCCCCGACCGTGGAACTCCATATCCACGGTGACTTCGGTGGTGCGCTGGCCCACGCAGAGGCGCGCATCGCAGGTCGGGTTGTGCCGATGGTTTCGCAGCAGCTCGGTAAGCAGTCGCGTGTTCTCGCTGCCGCACCGGGACGCCGATAGGTCAGGTAGGATAGACACATGGCGACCATCCTGAAGATCGACGGCTATGACCTTCAGCCGTACCTGCGTGTGGGCGAGGGCGAGGGTTTCGACCCAATGGACCCCGACAGGCGACAGCCGCAGTTTGCGGAGGCCGGTCTTACCGAGGGCCAGCCGCTTGTTTCGATCAACGAGGACAATGGCGAGTTCGTCATCCCGGTGCATCTCAACCCCGCCAAGAGCGGCGGCGGGTTCCCGAGCACACGCCAGGGGCTCAACGATCTCGTCATCGACCTCAACCGACGCCTTGCTGTTGCACAGCAGATCGAGTGGGCCGATGACGGCCTGACCGCTTCGACGTACTACGACATCGAGTTCGTCCGCTTCGAGCCGGAGTACAAGTTCCGTCGCGCGGGTGCGAAGTGGCTCTCGGGTACCATCCGCGCGTGGACCAAGCCGTACGGCCACACTGGCACAACGCGCCTCGTGGGGTCAGTCTCTGCATCAGGACCGATCGTCAACATCGGCGCGGTTCCCAGCATCAGGGGCGATGTAGCCGCACGCGCACAGTTCGATGTCAAGGTGGCAACGCTACCCGGTCCCGCGTTTGTCCTGGCGGGCATCCTTCCCCACGCCTCGTACCGTGTCGAGCATACACCCTCGGTGCTGGAGGTTGATCCGTCACCGCACACTGGTTTCGGTATCCGCACCGGCACAGTGAGCGTTAGCTCCGGCGCGGTCGCAAGCCGTTACATGGCCTTCGCAGTTTCGGCCACCCGAGCCAATGTTGAGATGGTCGGTGGTGGCGGTGACACCAGTGGCTTCACCTTCCGTATCAACCTGCCCATCCCGACAACCTACACAGGTCGTAACCGCGTTCTGGTCATGGCTCGCAGCCGCACCTCGAACGGTTACTACATCGTGATGAAGGACAAGTACGGTAACGCACTTGGGCCTACGGTGGTCGCCACGAACCAGGATTGGGCGATCTACGACCTCGGCGTCTTCAACCCTGACGGAATCCCGCGTATCGCTAGCGAGTTCGTCAACGTTGTCGCAGGTGGCATCGCAACCAACGCCTCAGGTGTCGCCAACACACTGATCGCCTCACCCGGCTTCCTTGTGACCGATGTGTTCACCGTGCCCGACGAAACCTCGGTGGTCGTCGCAGAGGCCGCTGCGGAGAACCAAATGCGGACCTTCACCTTCGATGGTGTCAACAACCGGATTTACTCCGCTACCAGTGTCACCAAGGGTGTCGTGCCGATGTCCCAATACCAGCGCGGCGGCGTCCCGCTTGTTCCCCCGAGCGGCGCAGCGGGCTTCTTCGCCATCGCAGCCCAGACGGGGGTGGATGACTTCTCTTCCCCGGGCGCGCGTACGATGGGCACGATCGTACTTGGTGTTTCCCTGCAAGAGCGTTTCACCTACGGGCGCTAATGCTCACCCTGGTCGTCAACGGCAAAGACTACTCCGAGTACGCCTCGGGTATTCAACATTCCAGCGTCGACCCCGGCGGCTGGGAAGTGATGTCGTTCGACCTACCGTACATTCTAAGCGACCTGCCCACCATCGGCGCAGAGGCCGTTCTGTACGACGGCTTGCAGATCGTCTTCGAGGGACGTGTCGAGGAGCCGGGCGAGGATGCCCGCGACCGTGCGACAACTTACTCCGTCCAGTGCGTCGGCGCAGGTGCCGTCCTCAAGGACACGTCGTATGCGATGATCTACGTTGACCGCGATCTGTCGGCTTGGACCCCTATCTCACAGACACGTCAGTTGCTCCTTGCCAACGCAACGCGTCCTTACTTCCCGCCCGAGGTAATCCCCGATACACAGTCAGGGCAACAAGCACTACGAGTTGGCCTCCGGGGGCCTTGGGCAGTAGGAACCGCGACGGCCGAGGCAATGTACGATGCTGGACCTAACTGTACGCTAGCGGCTATCTACTTCCGGTGGTCTAAGCCTACTATCGTTGACCATGCCAGTGTCAACTGGGCATGGGGTGTCGACTCATGGACCAACGACACCATCACATCATCGGTCTCCGCATCTGCGAACCTGCGGGCAGCCGGACCCAGCCGCAGCTCGCTCGCCCTCGGCTCAACCTCGCGCGTTGTGCGACTGTATGCTCAGTACGCAACGTCAGGCGGTGTCAATGGTCTGGACTACTCGATCTACTGGCAGCCGGTCGTATACGGTACGCATGGTCTACCAGTCGTTGGCTCGGGTACTGACATCAACGTCTTCGGCCTACGTCACTATGACATCGCGCGTCACGCTGCGCAGCAAGCCGGAGTGTCAATCGGCCTGGTCGAGGTGGACGACACCTACACCGTTCTACAGTCGGCGTATAAGGAGCGCGTCCATCCCGAGCAGGTGATCGATGATATGTCGAAGCACTCGGGCTGGCATTGGGGCGTATGGTCGAATCGCTCCGGCTTCGCAGGTGATCCTGAGTTCTTCTATGTTTCGCCACCCGAGTCGGCAACCGTCTTCGCGCACATCGATGACTGCGATACGTCGCGGTTCTCGCAGCGGTTGTCGGAGATGCACGACTCCATTCACGTCTCCTGGTCCGAGGTGAATGGCACGCGCGGTTCGGTCACAGTGACGCGCGACAACCCTCGCTCGCCTATCACTCGCTCAACGTCCATCGACATTGGCATCTCGTCGTCGACAGTGGCGCAGGCGTATGGGGCGATGTTCCTCGCGCTCGAAGAGCAGCAGGCGCGCGCAGCGGGTTCGATTGTTATCTCGGGAGACATTCGTACTACTCGCGGCCTAGTACCGGTGAATCACCTGCGCGCTGGTCTCGACCGTATCCAGATCGCCGGCCTGCCTAACTCCGGCCCGTGGACCGAGTCAGACACTCGCCGGTTCGACACCTTCCGCATCAAGCGCATCAACGTGACCTACCGAGGCGGCAAGCCGACGGCGACACTTGAACTTGATGCCGGGATGAATCTCATCGAGGTCATGCAGGCGCGCTTTGAGAACGCGGTACCGACCGGCCCCCTTCTGGGTGAGGATTAGTACCGTCCTGGGTAAGGACTAGACTACGGAGTAGTGATGACACCGGACCAGACCCCCATCACCATCGAGACAGTGTACGCTGTCACCGCCGACATTCGAGACGCGGTTGACAAGATCGATCGGCGACTGACGGATGAGGTCGGCGGGGTCAAGCGCGATATGAACGCGCAGAGCCGCGACATCGCCCGCATCACCGCACTCGTAGAGGTACAGCGTGAGAGTATGACCGCGCTTACCCGTAGCCTTGGCGCGTTCGTAACGCGCGATGAACTTGCAGGGTCCTATGTGTCTCGAACCGAACATGAACAGAACGCGAGACAGAATAGGTCCCTGCTCGTACCTGCTATGACGGCGGTGATTGTCGGCGTACCCGGCTGGCTCATCAGTGTCATCGCATTGATCTCGGCGAAGGGTGGCAAGTGACCAAGGTCCGCATCTACACCGCGCGTGAGCTTGGACTCACGTTTCAAGACGTGTTCGGTCCGCTCGGCCCCGAGCAGTTTGTCACCGGGCATCACACTGCTGGCCCGCAGGATCACTCGCTAAAGGAGGCGACCGCCCTGTGTCGGCAGTACCACAGGGATCACAAGGCGAAGGGTTGGGGTGGCATCGGCTACCACTTCTGCATCCCGCGCAACGCTGCTCCCGATGGAACGCTGCGGATCATTTGCCTGCGACCGACGGGTCTCAAGGGCGCGCATGTTGGTGGGCATAACAGCAAGAACATCGGCATCATGTTCCACGGCACGACAGGCGATCACCCGTCGATCCACCAGCGGCGTGCTCTCCTGTGGCTCCTGGAGAACGCCCATACGCGCCGGATGCCGAAGGCGCATCGCACTGACTACTCGCTCAAGAACAAGAAACGCTACGGCCACAAGGATTGGTCGGGCCACACGTCTAACGCTTGCCCTGGCGGTTTCCATCGACTGATCCTTTCGGGAGGTACCGCACGATGACTCGTTACGGCGAGACTGAGGCTGATGACAAGCACGTCAGCGGCAACGAGGCGCATGTTGCGCGCAACGCATCCGAGGTCGACGATCGGCTGCCCGATCCACAGTGGAAGAACCCGGTGCGAGCCATCGGTGCTTCTGCCAACGGCGCGGTGTTCGCGGGCCTGCTGGCACTGGG